TGTATTTTTCAAAGCACGCATCGTCTAATTTGGAAATGTCATGGATACTGCCGCTGCTAGAACCAACGGTAGCTTTGCTTGATATGAGTTCGCTTTCTGGAAAATTGGCTTCATGTGACTTACAAAATACGGGTTTTAATTCATTATATGCTATCACGTTACAACCGGCTTGTTTCATACCTAGACTATCGCCGCCTAGGCCAGAAAACAAGCTAATAGCTGAGTAAATAATCGGTTCCATTTCTATATACATTAAAAAAGTTGTTTTTATGTTAATTCAATTTTTATTTTTATTGATTTTTTAATTTTTTAAATTTTTATTTGTTTTTATTTGATATCGACACGAATATTGGTAATACACTGCCCGTAACCCCAGCGCAGCTTACATGTAAATTGGCTACCATCGACGCACACAAACCCAAAATTGACATCGCAGTCGGATTTGGTTATTTGCTCTATTTCTTGGATTTGAGGCATCGCTAGTTTACCAGTCCATTGGACGTAAAATTTGTCCGGATCATCAATGTCGCCATGGATTTGAAGCCAGTAGTCTTTACAGCTGAGTGCTGCCTCGGCAATTGTTTGAACTTCATCCATAGTCATCATTAAGTCCATATCAGAGGCTGTAAATTGTTTGTTGAATTTTTTTCTACAGTCGGACAAGTAATCCGACCCATATCCTTTTTCTCGTAGTTCGCGCACAAACGGTGTTAAAGGCTTACCTTGGCGAAACGCATCTTTAACCCATTCTTCAAATGGGGGTTTCGGTGTTTCGATTTGAAAATGTTGTATTATTTCATCTAGCATTGTCTTGTAGAAGCGCAGAGCATAGGATTGACCCACAGTGAATTTGCTGCCGGTTCCGTTGTAAAACTGGACACCGTTGGTCCATGGTGGTTTCTGAGTGTCAATGGGCTTGAAATGGTAGCTTCCCTTGAATTCGACAGTTTTCTCTTCCCCGTTTGGGAACTGAATCTGAAGGTCATGGTGTGTGCTGCGATTTGCGCCCGAAACAACCGTCTTGGTAAACATGGGTTCACTAGGAAATGCGCTACAAAACGCTTCGCGAATTTTCTGACCGGAGGGAGTGTTGTTAGTAATATGTTGATGAATGAGCGCAATATTCATTGCTTCATCTTTGGCGCGTTGATGCGGATCGGTAGTCATTTTTGGCATATATTGGTATTTGTCGAAAGCATTTTAAATCAATTTTTTCGGAAATATTGTGTACAAATGAGGAAACCAAAAATTGTTGGGTGTCTTAATTATTTTTTTGGTAAAAAATATATTAATTAAAGATTATATGTCTGATAGAGTTTATTTAAAGTTGATTGATTTACAAAATCGCGTAGATAGGAGAGCGAAGGTGCTACGGCGTATGCCCTTTAAAGCGGGAGCAGCTATTACACCAGCAACGTCTAGTTTAAAGCAGTATTCGAACACAGTTTATGACCAAGGGGTAATAGCTTCTTGTACAGCAAATGCGTTTTGTGCGTCATTTAACATACAAAATGTGATAAAAAAAAAATATACTGGTTTTATGCCATCGAGGTTATTCTTGTATTATAAGGAACGTGAAATGGAATACAGCATTTATGATGACTCTGGTGCTGATGTGGTCGATGGTGAAATATATGTAAAAAAATATGGCATATGTAGTGAAAAATCATGGCCATATAATGTATTTAAATGGAGCATTAGACCGCCGTCAAATTGTGATGTAGAAGCAAAAAAGTACAAAATACAAGATTATACTATTATTCCTATCGATAGTTTATTAATTACTAACATTAAAACGTGTATTAGGAATAAAAACCCACTACTAATAGCTATAGCTTTATATGACAGTTTTGTATCTAAAGAAACCGAAAAAACTGGTATAATTCCTATGCCGAATATGACAACTGAAAAATGTGTAGGTGGTCATGAATTATGTTTAATTGGATATGATGATACAAAGCAGCAGTTTATTGTTCAAAATAGTTGGGGGTCTAAATGGGGTGATAAAGGGTTTTGTTATATTCCCTACGACTATTTGACAAATCCGAAATTAAATTTAGAATGTACATATTTTACTTTGTAAGTTAATTTTTTTGGTGTTTCAAAAAATATAACGATAATGTATAATGGCGACTTCTTGGTATTCGATTGTCGTAGATGATGGTTCTGGATTCACATTCTTTACTGGTTATTTTAAAGTTAGCAATAATTTAGTTACTGGGTTTTACGAAACGCGCAATGGAACAACAGATTTTAGCGTTAATAATTTACTTGCTGCGGGCTCAACGTATACAGCCACCTCGAATCCACAAGGATATAATGATAATATATATACTGGTAATGGTAATTTTACAAATACTGGTGTTGCGGTTTCCCTACCAAATAATACAAGTGCTTTGTCTTCAATGACTTTACACTACACTCCCGCATACTTAAGGTTTGGATATATACCGGTGCCGGAGTCCCGTTTAATGTTTACTATGGCTTCTGGAGGCTGCTTCGGAATAGGCGATGCTTCATACATAATAGTGTCAGTTGACGATCCATCTTGTTTCAATGAAGGAACCAACATTTTGTGTTTAAATAAGCAATTTCAAGAAGAATACATCCCTATTGAAACTTTAAGATCCGGTGATTTAGTTAAGACTTTCAAGCACGGATACAGAAAGATTGAATTAATTGGAAAGAATACGTTAATCAATAATCCTAGTAAATTTAATGAATGTATGTTTAAAATGGAAAAAACGGAATCGAATGGTTTAATCGAGGATTTAATCGTTACTGGCGGTCACTCTATATTAGTAGATGATTTGGGAGAGCATAAAGAAGAAAACGAAAAATTGTTAGGGACGCAAATTATTGATAATAAATATTTGTTGCTAGCAGCATTGAGTAGCGATTTTTCAAAAATAGAAACAGTGAATGTTTATACGTACTATCACTTTATTCTAGAAAATAATGGAAATGATGAGGAGCGATTCGGTGTATGGGCAAACGGGGTATTAACAGAAACACCTAGTAAGAAGGGATTTATTGATTGTAAGGATAAATTTATATTGTTGTGAGGGGATAAATAATATAATTTTGAATTTAAAGCCCTTTAAGTTCAAAAATGGATAATATATATACTGGGCAATTCTCTTTTATAAAAGTGATTAGGTTTTCAAAAATGGACAAAAATAAATGTCCAAAAATGAAAAGTTAAAAAAAGTCTTGAAAAAGAGGGTCAAAAATGAGACCCTTACCATTATGGTTAGAACATATTTTTAGCAACGATTAATAGTGTTACGATAACATTTTCGTGAAAAATGCACAAATATTTTCGTTAGCTTTCAAAGCTAAAAAAAAATATTTTAAATATACTCAATCTTTTTATTTATCAGTTTGTGATGATAAACTATCTATAATTTTTTATCGTAACCTATAATTATTTAGCGGTATGTCATCACAAAGCTAACAAAATGCTAAAAAATGCTAACAAAAATATTTTTCCAGAATTTTCATATAAATAATATATTTTGAAAGTTATTTAAAGGTTCTTTAAGTTCAAAATTGAGTAATATATATTGTCGGCTATTCTCTTTTATAAAAGTGATTAGGTTTTGAAAAATGGACAAAAATAAATGTCCAAAATGAGAAAGTTAAAAAAAGTCTTGAAAAAGAGGGTATAAAAATGACTCCCTTATCATAATGGTCCGAAAATATTTTTGGCAATGAAAAATATTGTTATGATAATATTTTTCGTGAAAAAATCACAAATATTTTCTTTAGCTTTAGAAAGCTAATGGAAGCTAAAAAAAAATATTTTAATATTCTCGAACATTTTCACTGTGAAAAATGTGATTATGAATGCTCTACAAAAGGTTCTTGGAAACAACATTTATTGACAGCTAAGCATCACAATGCTAACAAAATGCTAAAAAATGCTAATAAAATATTTTTTTGTGAAAATTGTGAGTCTTCGTTTAAACACCAGTCGAGTTTATGTAGACACAAAAAGAAGTGTTCTGATAAAAATTGCGATAACGGACCTCAAGACAAAAATGATTTAGATATAACAGACAAGGATGCTCTTATAATTCAGTTACTTCAACAAAATAGTGAATTACAAAAATCATTGATAGAAATGTCCAAAGAAAAGACAATTACAAATAATAATACTAACAATTCACACAACAAAACATTTAATTTGAATTTCTTTTTGAATGAAACGTGTAAAGATGCTTTAAATATTAGTGATTTTGTTAGTTCGATTAAGCCAACTCTGGATGAATTAGAATATACTGGGAGACAAGGGTATGTTGCTGGAATCAGTAATATCATTATAAAGAAACTCAATAGTTTAGAGGAGTATATACGACCAATCCACTGTTGCGATTCAAAACGAGAAATTCTTTACATTAAAGAAAATGATGAATGGACGAAGGAATCCGAGGAGAAACCTATTTTAACAAAGGCGATTAAAATGGTAGCGAATGAAAATATAAAAAACATAAAAGAATGGAGAGATGCGCATCCGCATTGTACGGACTCGGATTCACAAAAGAACAATCTGTATCTAAAGATTGTTAGTAATTCTATGTGTGGGTTAGACAAAGAAGAAACTAACAAAAATATGAATAAAATAATAAGCAATGTCGCAAAGGAGGTAACAATTGAAAAGGGTAATTAAATTTTATTTCTGACTTACAAGACATTATACAGTCTGATTTTAGCAGCTAATTCATTTTCTGATATGTGTTTTTGTTTCCCCAGTATGTAATAAATATCATAAATATAGCTATCTTCATCTCCACCGATAATATCGCCATCATAAATATATTTAGCACAGAAGTCGGCAGTTAAATTTTGAGTAGAAAGCATAATTTTCTTGTCTAAATGAGAAACATTTTCTTCTAGACTTTCAATACTATATTTGTATCTATTTTGTATCAAATCCGTATTTGTTAGTTTCATTTTTATGTTATACCTATACAATAAATGTGAGAATCGATTTCAATTTTATATGATTATATATATAAAAGAGTAATGTCTGAAAATAACTTTATATTTTTTGGTTGTTGGAATAACTTAAATCAAGATAATTGTTTAGTACCGATGAGTGATGCTTTGAAATCTTATGTTAGTGCTAATGGAATTAGCTATATGATTGTTGGTGGAGATAATTTTTATCCCCAAAAGAGCGAATCCGATGGTAAAAAAACGAAAACAGTTAACATACCAAATCTAGATCGCGGATTTAGTTTATTACCGAAAGTCAAAATTGATATGGTGTTCGGCAATCATGATTTGGAAAATACAAACCAAAAAGGCTATGTTATTGAAGGTTCATCATCGACGGATTATGAGTGTGCGATTTTAAAAGCCGAACTAGATGCCACAGCTCAAAGATATACAAATATAGATTTGTGTTTTTTTAAAGCGAATCTTCTCAATCCAGATACACTGATTTTGATGATTGACACAAGTATTTATAGTGAGGACGCGCCCGATTTTATAGACTGTTATAAAATATATTTTGAAGAGAAAGGAATAGTAATACCGGGGGTAGATATGGCAAATTTACAACTCATAGATATTATGGGTTATCAAATTGGTTTAATAAATGAAGCAATGAGGATGTACAGCGGTACGAGGAATATAATAATCGTAGGCCACCATCCCATAATAGGTTATAAATTTAAAGCTGAAAAGGATAAAGCTAGTGGGAAAAAGTTAGCTACAGTCAAAACAGTGGAAGATATTATTGAGTTTAGACCCATATTACTAGACATAATTAGTCAAAATCCAGAAGCGAATTACTATTACTTATGTGCTGATATACATTTATATCAAAAGGGGAAAATTGATATATTAAATGAGGATAATTCCATTTATAAGACCGTTCATCAATACATAGTTGGGACGGGTGGGACTATTTTAGACAGCGCAAAATTATTAGACACTAAGATTGGACGACCATCTCCGCCCGACGCATTTGGAAGTCATAAATTCAGTTACACAATGGAAGAAAGCGTAGAAAGTTGTGGATTTTTATTTTGTAATACGCCGCCAGATGGCGAACCAACATTTGTTTTCAATCCAATTTCAGCAGTATCATCAGAAGCAGCAGCAGCAGCACGTGGTGGAAGACGTAAATCCAAAAAGCGTAGATACCGTTCCGCCAAGAGAAAACAGAGCAAAAATAGACGCAGTCGTCGAAAAGTGCGAAAATAATATATCTTTAAACCTTTAGACATTTAAAACGCCGATTATTTTACTAAATCAAAAACACATTTATATGTTTTAATAATTTTATAATAATTATTTGTTTCATTTACAATATCATCATCTACATAATTATTTAAATTAATATAAATAAAATTATCTTTTAATAAAC